TTTGTTAATACTGGTGTGACTCTTGTCATACCACACCGAGACCTCAATAAGTTTTGGCAGTTAGATGAAACATTAGACGTATCCAACATGCGTGTTGGAGATGTTGAAGATCATCTGACGGCCTTACTTAAACCCAGACATCGCGTTGTCATTGTACCCAAAGTGACTAAATTCATTTTGAGTATTATTGATAACCACTCGAAACTCTTTGATAAAACGATTTTAATTACCAAGAACCGATTCTTTACTTATGAAAATAAATATATTGAATTGGTGTGCGGTGAAATGAATCGTTTCTTTGAAGAAGACCCGGAATCGCTTGTAAATACGCCAAAAGTAGAAGCTTTTGCTTCTGCAGATTTGGCTACTTACAAAAACAGGACCCCGATAGTTATTGAAGCACAAACATCAGGAGATAATATGACTCTTAAACAACCACGACCAGTTGTTATAGAAGCTCAGACATCTGCTGATTGTGTTACTTTAGCTAAAAACACACAACGAATGATTGAAGCATTTGCAAGTTCTGATGCTGTAACATTGAAAAGACCAACAACAAAATATGTTGAAGGAACTGGATATGATACAGTTGATGTTTCTATGCAAATGTGGAGAGACCAGGTGGCGCAGAAATTGATCACTAACCGAATTTTAACAAATCTGTATAAAATTTGTTTAGTAAACGACGACGACACAGTAACACCACTTTTGAATGGATTATTTATTCGTTCAAATGTGATGTTAGTACCCGGACATTTGACCGGATTCATTGCAGAGCATGATACAATTGAAATCAGAAATCTTTTTGATGTGGTATTTAGAGTACCATGGAAAGAAGTTAAGAAGATAACAGTTGAGAATGCTCTTGGTGAATCCAAGGAAGCAGCATTATTAGCGTTCCCTAAGTTCGTATGCCAACACTCTGACATTGTAAAGCACTTCCAAACTGCTGAATCAATGTCAAAGTTTAAGCGATGCGAGGTCACATTACCTGTACTGCGTTACTCTCAAAAATTGGAAAGATTTATGTCTTCCCTTATTGAGTGTGACAAAGTAGAGGCATGTGATAAAACTTATACG